CAACCCATAACTTTTAACTTTTTTACTTGTGAGATATTCATGTTCAGTAGCCTCGTGGCATATATTCAGTCGTTCTTTTGCCTCCACTGCAACTTCATCTTGTCTCAGTTTCCTTTGCTCTTTCGCTTTGGCCGATGCCTCTTCCATTTGTTTATGTAGTGCTTGTTTGTCTACTACACTAAGGCTGTTGGTATCTACTGAACTCCATTTACCTTCAAACCCAGTCTTCCAGTTACCATAAGTACAGAACATGTGTTCACCTACTTGGTTTACCACATAGTAACCACTACGTTGACCGCCTTTATCTGGTTTACTGTTTGTTGCTTGTACTGGCACTCTGATTATCTCGCCAGTTATTTCTAAGAAGTCTACAAGCAATCCTTGTGCTTGCATCTCGTTTATTAAATCTTGTGTACTCTTCCCTGTACTAAAACCTAAGTCGTTATAGAGTACGTCCTTTTTCAGGTACTTTGTTAAATCCATTTGCAGCTCTCTGGTCATCTAACTCGGCTTGCACGTTAGCCCAGTTTAGATATTCTCTAACAATAGAAGTAAAGACTCGTTTTCTGTTCTCCCTATCCCATTGATGTAATGGTTTGTCTTCTTCTTTGTATGTTAAATCTAAATATAAATCTTTGGTTTGTGCTATAGAGTATTCAATACCATCATCATTTAATTGTGCTTTATTAGGTAGCCTTTCGCCTTCACTAATTTTTTTTAAATGATCCATACTGCACGCACCAAGCCAATGTTCTCCATCTTGTTTTAAAAAAGGGCCAGCTGGACGCTTACAATAAGCGCACAGCGTTGGCCTACGTTTTGCATCAAAATGGTACGTCATCATCATCAGCTACACTTGATCCCATTGCTTGAAGATCAGCCTCTGATGGACCAGCTTGTATTGGTTTTTCGCTAACAACTTTTGGCTTTGCATTAGTTGATTGCCAAGTCTCACCAAACTTTTCATCTATTTCAAGATAACCGCTTTCACCTTTGATAAGTTCAGCAGATACACTCTTGCCCATAAATGCAGATGATGTGTCTTTTGGTGGTTCTTTGATACCCATGGCTTGCGACATAAGTAACATTGATTTAATGCCTTTATCTACCACGCTTGGATTATCGTGTGCAACAGAAAAGACATGACTAATTCTTATACCAGAATCACCCACCTCAAAATACATCTTGCACCCGCGCCAACCGTTTTTACCTTCAATCAACGCCTCTTCTTCGCCTTGCCAATGCAGAACATGTCTACCTGGCTCTATCTTTCCTCTGCCTTCGCCGACAGAATCAACATTATAATTTGTTAAATCCATAATTTACTCCTTTTTTAAATCCAACATTTATATTCAACGCAGTCATCCTCTTTAGCTCCACAATAGTTACAATAACCATCTGTGTATTGCGGATCGTCACCAGTATCAAACTCGTTGTACTCTAATAGCAATATCTCATTCATTTCAACATCTGCTCCCTGATCTCCTTCCAATCAAAAGGCATCTCATTATCTAAGCCAAATCTGTTCTTAGCTTGGAAGCCAGGTGTTTCTTGAGTAAAGATAGTTCTATCACCTTGTTTTAGTTTGGTAGTCATGCCACCGCCTTTGCCTTTTACTTGAATAGTACCTATCTTGTAATTAGCAAAAAATACAGCGTCGCTGTGTTCTATGACTAGATCAGCTGCTTTTCTGTGCAACTTAATTTGATGTCTGTCATGTGGCTCGCTTGATGGATCTTCATACCTTCTAACTTCATTGTGTGCAATTTGTAAGATAGTAAAACCTTTATCTCTTAATTGGTTTAATAAAGCTAGATACTCCTTCCATATCTCTATACATGCGCTGTAACCTTTTCCGTAGGCTGGTGCAGATATATCTGGCCAACCATTCTTCTCACAGACATGTTCGTGCATTAATGTTTCTAACCAATCTAAACTATCTACTACAACAGTTTTAAATTCAGATTCGTCATCAATTAATGCTTTAACATTACTAACAAACTCGTTGTAAGATTTAGCCACAGGAAAATGCGGACACTCTATCTTACCGATACCATCTTCAGCTTGTACTATGATTGGTTTATTCATAGTTGCGCCAAAGGTTGTTTTACCAATACCACCAGGTCCATAGATAACCATGATTGGTGGTTTTAGTTTTGCTTTCTGTCTTATATTAGCTAGACTCACTCAGCCACCTCTATTACAGGTTCGCTTTCAAGTGACTCTTTAAGCCTTCTTGAATACTCAGCTCTTAATATGTCAAGCTTCTCTACTTCAAAATTAGCATTACCAACAAATTCATTCTTTTGTTTTTCTAGTACTGCTAGTTTGTTATAAAGCAAACCTTGCTCATCATTAAGGTCGTTAAGGTTGTATTCCTTACCGCCTTCTTCAAAGCTAAAAGTATTCACTTCATTATTTTCTTCTACCATTTTAGTCTCCCTTTTGGTTTTGTTTATAAGTATCACATACGTCTTTAGCATTACACCAACGGCATCCGTCTTTACTATAGTTATATGTGGGTATTTCTTCAAAGCAAGCATCAGCTGCTGGCTTCAAGGTTTCATAAGCCCAATCAACTAAATTAATAGCTGATATGGAATATGATCTGATAGGACCATCTCTATGCCAACCTCTTGGTTGTACGATAGTCATTTGAACTGTGCAGTCATCACCGTATCTAGTCAATGCACCTAACGCATAGATACGCATCTGTGGGTTGTCTGCTTCAACCGCCCACTTACCTGTCTTTAAATCTATTATTTCTATGGTGTCTTTACCAATAAGAATAGCATCTGCTGTTCCCCATAGATCTGTATGTATTTCTGGCATGTTTACCCTCTCTTCAATCAAAGGTCTTTTAATATCTAGTTCTTGCACTCTTTTGTCTATGTACTCTACATAAGTATTAGCGCAGTCAATCATCTCTTGATCTACTGTAATGTCAAAGTCTTCTACATGATGCGTAGTGCCTAAGTAATACTCTTCTATGGTTAGGTTATTAAGTCTACCTTTTAATAGTGTCTCTACCATTTCGTGAATCAATGTACCAGTAGCAGCGGGTATGCCTACCTTGTATTCTACATCCATGCTTGCAAGTAATTGTGGCATACCTGGACATGCCATCCATATCTTAGCAGCTGACGGACTTAACTTAGCGTGTGCCATGGACGGAAATGTAAGAGTCTTGTTCCATTCTCTTCACATCATCAAGATCGTATTTAATCTTGCCACCAATCTTAAAGTAGTTTGGTCCTTGACCTCTGTACCTTCTATTATCAATTGTTTTCTTGCTGACACCCCATCTCTCTGCTAGTTCGTCAACTTCTATGGTATTTGATATGTCAAAATTCTTTTCTGATATTTCCATAAATTTCCCTTTTATTTATATTTTTGTTTATAATATACCAATATTACTAATTTACAAGTAGTATAATAATAAAAAGGAGTAAAAATGACTATAGATAACATAACACCAGAGGAATGGGATCAAGAAATAGATAGAAGAGCAATAAATAACCAAGTAGGTGGCGGACACTATAATGGTTTAAAAATACAACCTAAAGAATATGTTTATGCAAACAATTTAAGCCCATGTCTTTCTGATTGTCTTAAATATATAACAAGAAATAAAGGTGACAAACAAAACAGAATAGAGGATTTAAAAAAAGCAATACACTCTATTGAACTAGAATTACAATTAACGTATGGCGTGGACGTTGATGGTAATGATATAGGTAATCACGTCAGAGAATTTAAAATAAAACCCAAGAGGTAACTATGAATTTTGATGCGTTTGACGATCCAATTCTTAAAGAAAGAAACGGAAGAAAACCAATCTATGTAAACAAACATCTTGCTAGAAAGTTTAGAGATTTTTGTAAAATGGAACAGAAAGAACCACATGATGTGGCTGAGTATCTAATATCTTTAGGTATGAACTCTGTAACACATTATAAAGATCCTACTGTGTCTGTTGACATTGAAGCTCTTTAAATAGGTTTTCTACATTTTTTAGCGAGTCAATCGCTTGGATATCTTTGTCCTCAACAGATATCTGCTTACTACCATCAGGAAAGAAAAACATTACTTTTTGACAGTTTAATGCAACCAAAGCATATACATCTATATCACCTTTATCATAAAACCTGGTCTTAGAATGAGATCCACATCTAAGATCAAACCTCCAGCTCCTTCTAGCTTTCTCTATTTGCTTTTGTGTTTTGACTTGGCACTTGTAAAGAGTCTGGCCAACCTCAAAGATGATATCGGCTTTAGAACCATGTGGCATAACAGTAACAGTATCAGAAAGGGTAGAAAGCACCGAGGCTACTAAGTATTCTCCAGATCGGCCAACTCTTTCTGATTGGCGTGCCATGAGGTTATTTTAAAGCTTCTGGTATTTTGCTTTCTTCTTTATAATCACGCAATTGTTCCATTCTATCGCGTAAAATTTCATTATATTTATTTTCAAGATTTTCTTTTTCTTTTTTGCTTAAATTTTGATCTTTTAATACCTGTGTTCTTCTTGCTTTAATTTGTTGAATTTCACTTAACATAAATTTCATATTATTTTTTCTGCTTTTTTCTGGATCTATTGGATATAAGTTTACACCTACTAACCTAAACATAGCTTGCGTTTTAGTCATTTTAGGATCGCCATATTTATTTACATCTTTATTAATAGCCTCTAAAAGCTTTCCTGCAAATCCTATATCTGTTGTCCATGTTGGCGCAGCTACTCTATAAATATAATTTAATTTATCTGCAAGTTGTTTATTAGCTGGGTCTCTTTCATCAGATATTTCTCTGCCTGTAAATGAATCTATATTTGTTGTCCACGCTGTTATTAATTGTGGCAATGGACCACCCAAAGCACCTGTCTGTCTTAATGCTTCTGACAATTCACCTTCCGCAGCATCTCTTGCTATGCCTGTAAACATACTCCATGGAAGAAAATAACTAAAATCAAAAACTTGCCATTTATTGTTTTCATCTTTCCATGGCAGTAAAAAAGCAGATCCTTTATCTCTAATCCATTCAGGCATTGATTCTTTTAATTGGTTTACATCTTCTATAGACACATCTTTGTTTGTTGCTGTGATTGCGGCAGCAGCAGTAGGTATTGCCACATACTTAGCATACTTTTCTGGATAGCGAATCGCTGACTCTAATAAGTTTGGTATTACTTTGTAATAGTAAGTAATGAATGGAATTCCAAGAGAGTGTGTTCTCATATCTTTTACACTTGCTGGAACTAAAGAGTAGTCAAATAAAGTTTTTTGTGCTTCCATGGCAGCGTTTCCTTCATCAATACCTCTTTTCATTTCATCAATTATTTTTGTAACTTTGCCAATAACCTCTATAAATTGATAAGTGTTTCCAGCAACATCACCAATTTTAGCTCCAGCTGTTTTTATATATTCAAGAAAGTCTTTATCTTTTTTCGCTTTTAATTTTCTATATAATTTGTTCAAATCAACCATCTCTTGTTTGTTGAAGGTTGAATCTACAATTCCATATTTTTTTGCTATCTGTGTATATGGTCCGTTTTTACTCATATCAAGCACAGCCTCTGTAATTCTTGTTGGAAGTTTATATGCTGGTATACCAGAAAGATCTAACAAAATTATATTAGACATACCATTTCTTATTTGTGATGGAGGGTTAAGCGCTACTTTAGAAAACTTAAAATATTTAGTAAGCTTTGAGAGTTTGCCAGGTTCACCAAATATTTTTCTAAACCAATTATCAGATACATTACCAGCATACAATAAGTCATCATAAATTTCTTTTCTTACATAAGCACCTTTCAAAGCTCCGTATTGTTTACTATCTGGCATTTTTTTATACAAAGATAAATCTTCTTTTCTAACATTTGTCAATGCTTGATTTATTAAGTCATCCATCTCTTGAACAATTTTTTTATCTTTGTTTGGTCTAAGATTGCTAGTGATTTCATTTGAAATTCTGTCTCTTTCTTCTTTTAAAAACAAAGGACTAACTTTTCTTCCTTGAAAATCTATAAGACCAGATTGCAAAGTCCATTTAGGATTATTAAAAACTTTTTCAAACATTTGATATTGAACAAGATCAGTCATAGGATCTTCTATTGCTCTTGCGCCTTGTTGAGATATATCTGTAACTTCACCTAAAAATTCTACAGTTTCATCGGTTAAGTCTTTTCTTGGTAAGGTATAACCCATTTTAGATTTTTTATCTAAATATTTTAAATAAACTCTAGGCAAATAAGACCCTTTATTAGAATCAACTATTTCTTTGTCTAATATATTTGCTCTAACCAAAAGATCACCTATATAATCCACACTTCTTCTTAGTTCTTTTGCCTTATCTTGTAATTCTTTATTTTCTATTATGCTTGCTGGTGCTTCTTTTGTTAGGAATTTTCTAACAACAAAATTTTCATTTGGTGTCAATTCTGCAAAAGTATCAAAAACTCTTCTTGTTACATCCCTTACTTTAGTTAATTTACCGCCAGTTAATCCTCGCAAAAACAAATATTCTTTTTGTTCTGGTAATGTCTTCAAAGGTGAGAATCTTATAAAAGGTTTTTTAATATTATCAATAGCTTTAGTGGCTATTTTTTGATATGTCTCTCCAAGAAAACCTTTCGCTGGTTGATATGGTTGTAAATTAACATCAGGCAAAGGTTCTACTATTTGTTCTAATTCTTTTGTAAGTGTTGGCTTTGTTGTTGTGCTTGGAACTTCGAGAATTTCTTGGGGTTGTTTAAGTTCTGTTTCTGCGAGCTTTTGTGCTTCTTGTGCGGTTTCTTTCTGTGTTGTTGTTGGAGTCTCAATGCTTTTTTGTTCTTTATCCAAAACAATATCTAATTTATTTTTATTAATTTTTGCTTGCACGCTACCTGTAACCCCACCAACTGCGCCTCCAAGCACGCTACCAGCAACTGCACCTACTCCAGCTGCTTTAGCAGATTCTTCTAAATCAAAATTTTCTTGTACACCCGCATTAATTCTTGCGCTCTGCCTACCATAATTGTCAGCAGCTGAATATAAAGCACCTTCTATAGAACCAATTTTTGCAGCTTGTTTTGCGCCAGCTTTAGTTGCTTGTTTAACGCCTTCTTTAATTCCTTGTTTTACAGCTTGTGCGCCAACAGTACCAGCTCCGAATGTTCCAATACCAATGTATGTTGTTGGGTCAAATGCCAAGCCTTTAAGCAATCTTCCTGCACCAGCCCAACTAGAAGCTTTTTGGTCATACATATCCATGAGAGTAATAAAATCTTGTTTTTGCTGGTCTGTTGCTGTTTCTAGTTGTTTAGCTTCGAGACCCATTTTCGGTAAATTATAATTAAACATACCCATATAATTTAAACCATAGTTAGCATAATCTTGATCTGTTTCTAAATCAGTTGCATCTTCTCCCTCATTCCATTTATAAATAGACTTGGATGCTTCGATCCATTTTGGATTTTGTTTTAAAGATTCTTCTGTTAATTTTATTTGCTCTGGTAAAGTTTCTTTTACAGGTTTGTTTTCTATTTTATTTGTTTTATGTTGAGCAAATATTTTATCAAGTTGTTCTTTCGTTGGGGGTGCTTCGCCTATTATTTGTAAAGTTACGCCCTCTTCATTTGTAACATTATATGTGGGCATTTTATTCCACCTCTACTACTTCATAGCCTTCTATTTGTGTTGGTGAGTTTTTAATATTTGTTGATGCCGCTGATCCACCCAATAAAGAATCAAATAATTTTAAACGATTATTTATTTCTTCTTTACTTAAAGGATCTCCAAACGGATCTGTTTGTTTCAATAAAGAAGCAGTTAATTCTTTTTTCATTTGTTCAATAGGTTTGTTTTGTCTTGCACCAATCAAAACTATTTCAGCTATAGCAATCTCTTCTGGGTTTCCTTTTGCTTTTATTTGATTATAAGCATCTAAATTAAGCATAGCTGCTGTTTTTTTATCTTCTTTTTTTGGCAATCCAGATGCAATTAAATTAGCAGCTTGTTCTGGTTTCAATACTTTTGCTAATGAAATTAATGTTGGATTTACTAAGCCTTCTTCTTCAATATTTGCAAAAGCTTTTTCCCAATTTTCTTTCATTTGTTTTTCTCTTTTCTTGCCTTCTTGCATTTGTTGTAACTTCATAGTATTTTCGACAAAGTTTTTATCACCACGCAATGCACCCCCAAGCGCATAAAGCATTAATGCAAGTTTATCGTTTTTACCATCGCCTTTAGGTTTTAACCTTGGCGCTGTCCCAACTGTGTTTGGTATCATTTGATTGCCATAAGGTACTAAACTGTCTGTTGAAAGAAATCCGTTTGCCATTTATAAACTCCTATTTATTAAAAAATCCGCCAGGCAATAAACCAAGACTAGCTATTTGTGCTGCACCACCCAATATATCGCCTAATCCAGTTTTTTGCGATCCTGTTTGTGTTGTAGTAACTAGAGGTGTACCCATACCAGCTTGTAATAAACCAATTTGTTGCTGTGGATATGCCAACGCTCTTTGGAACTCTCCTCTTTGCGCTTCGATTGCTCTTTGTTGTAGCGCTTGCTGCTGCGCACCCGCTTGCCCTAGCAACCCTAATCCTTGTAACTGACCAGTCTGCAAACCACCTAATAAGCCTGCTTGTTGTTGCCTTGCTTGTAATTCAAACTGTGGTGCAAACATTTGCATTTGTTGTTGCCTTGCCACATCACGCTCCGCCGCCGCTTGCGCCTGCTCAAAGCCAGACTGCCTTAAACCAGCAGCTGTTCTTGCCATCTGCTCTGCGTAAGGTCGCTGTGACTCAGACTCTAATAATGCTGATCTTGAACCACCAAATGCGCCTGCTCTTATCGCACGCTCCTGCGCACCGCCTCGCGCTATATCAGCTTGCTTTTGTATGTCCTGCATTGCAAGATCAATAACTTGTTGCTGATAAGGTGATTGATATGCGCTAATGTCTTGACCAAGTAAAGATGCAGCTTGACCAGTCATAGGTCTAGCTTCTTGTGCTAATCCTTGTAAGGCTTTTGTTGGGTCATAACCCATACCTGTTTCAAATAATCC